TGGTTGAATTAAATGAGGATGATGTTGAACTTGTTGAATCTGATTTTGGAACACAAGTTAGATTATCAAGTGGTAGAGTTGTTTACTTGGATACTCCGATGGAAGAATCATTTATTTCTGAAGCTGAGTATAACGGAAAGAAAGTTGAACTTGGTAAACCAAGAAGAAATAGTGGTGGTGGTAAGAAATATGTTGTCTATGTTAAAAACCCATCAACAGGTAGAGTTAAGAAAATTTCATTTGGCGATGTTAAAGGTGGTTTAACTGCTAAGGTGTCAAATCCTAAAGCTCGTAAATCATTTGCCGCAAGACATCAGTGTTCTAAAAAGAAAGATAGATTGAGTGCTGGTTATTGGGCATGTCGTTTAAACCGTTTTGGTTATTTGTGGGGTGGTAAAACTTATCCAGGATTTTGGTAATATGAAACCGTATAAAGATAGAAAACTAACAGAAACTTCAAAGATTAGAGTTTTTAAATCAGATGTTGATAGTGGTGAACTACAATGGCATCGTGATAGAGAAGATAGATTGATTGAAGTAGTACAGGGTAAAGGATGGAAATTCCAAATGGATAATCAATTACCAATAGAGTTAACTGAAGGACAAGTATTATTAATCCCTGAAGGGACTTATCACAGAATATTCAGAGGAACGTCTGATTTAGAATTAAAAATTGATTTTATTTAGTAATCCTATCAACGATTAAATCCATAAGTCGTTTTAAGAAATTACCTGAAATTGTTATCAATCCAAACGCCGATAATGATTTAACTAACATTTCAGTATCTCTCATATCCCACACACCTTCAGAAACGGCATCATATATCATTGGTATGACTGGAACCAAGAATGCGTAACTTAACATATTTGTTACAGTAAATGCTGATAAATTCAAACTCTTTAAAAAACCTGCCAAAACAGTTTTAAGTTGATTGGCTTTAATTGCTCCCAATTTAAATGGTTCTTCAAGTCCATCTTCTTTAATCTTTTTAATAATTGATTTGTTGATAAAACTTCTTTCTTGAAAGAATATTACTGACGCAATACCGGCAGCAATCAATGATGAATCTTTTTCTGTTAACTCTGGTACTTGTCCATTTAACCATTGCATAATTGGACCCATAAACCCTCCAATTGCAGCACCCCATGTAAGCATCATCTTTAAGTTTATTGAAGCATGTGATTTAGTGTCTTCAACAATCTTTTTAGTTAGTTCAACACCATCTTCTTGAACTTCTTTAATCCTATCATTTATTGCTTCAAGGATAATTTGCTTTTGAGATTCTTTAATTAGATATTTCATTATATTTATAAATATATGAGTAAGAAATTAAATCCTGAACTTAAACCTGATGATAGAATTGTTATCATTGAACTTTTAGGTGAACCTCAATTATCTTTTGGTGATAGAGGAACTGTTAAAGGAATACAAAAAGGACCTGGATTTGTTCAGTATGTTGTTAAATGGGACAATGGGTCAAGTCTTTATTTATTGGATGAAGATAAATGGATGTATGAATCTGAGTTTGATGAAATGAGAGAAAGAAAAATGAAAAAAAATATTAAAGAAAATAAATCAACAGATTTAACACAACATGCGATGTTAGTAAAACATTTCAACATGTTGTTTATAAAAAAATATTTAAATAAATTAAGAGAAGCTGGTGTTGTTAATATGTTTGCGGCAGCACCATATCTTTATATGGGTAAAGAAAGATTGGCTCACGAACACAAGTATAATGATACTAACGAAGCGTTTGATGAATTAGTTGATATGGCTGATAAGACCCAAGGTGAAATGGTAAACGGAGTAATCAGTATACTTGAAGATGAAAATAAAGAAGTGACAGTGGAAAACATTAATTCTGCTTTAAGAAGATACGCACCAAAAATTATTTCGTTTTACGCAAATTACTTCTAAAGTAAAAACAAAGGATTTCTTTCACCGAAGTGTCCACCAACAATATTGTAGTAATAATATTCTAAAGCATCTTCATAAGACATATCTTTTTGTAATGACTCAAGTATTTTATCACGTGAATAAAGTATTCTTATACCATTACCAAACTCTTCAACAACTCCTGTAATACAGTCGTCAAATCCGTCTAATAGAATTGCACCTTCCGCCAATTCTTCAACTTCTTCTTTTGTCATTTGTTTTTATATTCTTCTAATGTGATTCCTTCAGTGTCTTTATCACTAATTCTAACTTTAAAGTTAAATCCTCTCATGTATTTGGTGATAATATCTTTTACTTCTTCTACGGTATCCCATTGAATACATCCTTCATGTTCTTTAGAATAATCATTATCTACTAAGTAGTTAACAATTGTCCCACTTTGAAGTGTTAAAAATCCGTGAGCATAACCTTTTGGTACATATACTGATTCACCTGAAGTTAAAACAAATGTCTCAAGTTTACCAAAGTCTTCACTGTCTTTATCCAAGTTAATAACAAAATCAATTAGTTTTCCCTGAATAACTGAAACCAACTTGGTTTGAGCCATCGGGTCATCTTGATAATGTAATCCACGGAAGACAAATATATCGTCGTTTATGCTAATATTTGATTGAACCCACTTGTCAGAAAGTTTAATTGGGGTAAAAGACCCACGATGGTCTTTAAAAACTGGTTGTAATAGTTGATAAGGTTTTTCCATGTGTAAAGTATAATAAATTAATATTATTCAATCAACCATATATTTATTTAGAAAACAATATATATGAAAAACGCATTTTTTTTGAATATTACTAAAGAAGAAAAAGAATCAATACAGAGTAAACATAGAAGTCAATATGATGGATATGTTACTAGAGGAAATAATGTCCCAAATGAAACTCCTTTAAATGTCGAGGATTTAAATCGAGATAAAAAAGGAATTACAGTATCTAATATGGGTGAAGTTAAGGAATATACTAATACAGAAGTTAATAGAAAACTTAAAAAAGTTTGTGAACAATGTAGTGGTTTATATGAAGGTGAAATGTGTGAACAGTGTTCATCTATGAGTGAAGGAGAACAATGTGAACAGTGTGGTGGTGAAATGAAAGAGGGAGAACAATGCGAACAATGCTCAAGTAAAAAATATACTATGGAAGAAATTGAAGAAGGTATTAAAGTAAAATCAAAAGCTTCGTTAGTACAAGAACAAATCAATGAATCACTTAAGTGGTTCAAGAAAATCATTTAAGGAAATGAAAATTAAGGAAATCGTTGATTACTATTACAATCCAAAATCTGAAATTATACAAGTTAGTTTCAGATTAAACGAGGATGGTGAGGACGAAATAAGAGAACATGAATTTGAACTGGACTTTGTTGAAAAGTCCGGTTTTTTCATTTTGGAAAACTATGATTACGAATCAAGTGATTTCCCAATTATATATGAAGAAGATACTGACGAATTAATTATTGATGAAGAAGCGTCAGACGAAAAAGAGTACGAGGTAGACAAAAGTGAATTAAAGGACTTTATGGATGAGTATTATAAATTAAATCCAAAAAAAATCCCACCTTCGTTTTTATTCTAATATACCATAGTCATAGTAAATGTTAATTCCATTTCATTATTGTTGGAATCTCTAAATCTACCTGTTTTAGAACGAATAATTAAATTTTCAAGACCATCTTCAACAATATCAAATGAATATTGTATACCATTAATCATAACCCAAAAAAATCCATTCCCTTGATATTCAAAATTAGTACAGGTGTATGGAAATTTATCTTGGAAGTAATAGTCACCCCATTGGTTTTCGACAATATTAAATCCCATATGTGTATTATTAAAACTTAATTTTGTAAAACCAACAGCGATTGTATCCATTGGAAAATTAGTATCATTTAGGAATAGTGTATCACCAGGGTATAATACATCGGTGTAAGAATTGGTTGAAACTGTAATAACATCAATTACATAGTTACCTGATAATGATGGGTAAGTAGGTTGTTCATATCTTTCACAAGATAAGAATGTCACTGATAATAATAGTAAATAAAGTAATTGTTTCATATATACAAATATAACTACACTTTTTTATCTAACCAAAGATATTTATAAAAAAATGATACAGGACGTTGACTATATAATTGATTTGCTTAAAAATCTGACTACCGATAGTAAAAAAGGTAAGAAAGATGAATTAGGCGAACAGGACGCAGCTGCTGGTGGAGGTGGTGGTGGAAACACAAATAAAAGAGGTTCTAATTGGAATGAACTTTACGCAACCGTAAGAGGTAAAGCTAATATGTTAGGTAAAGCAGGTGAAAAATGGGAAACAGGTATTAAAAGAGGTCCCGCAAATCAAGTTTGGTAAAAAATGGAAAAGAATCAAAAAGAATTATTAGAGAGGGTTTTGTTATTGATGAAATACGATAATAAAGAAACCTTGTCTGAAAATATTTCTAAGGTTAAAATATTATCGGAACAACCGGACCCAAATAGAGTCCCAAAAAATCCCGTTTATAAGGACGCAATTACAAATTGTAAAATGCAACCAAGAAATTACACATGGTCAGGATTTGCACCAAAAAATAAGGAAAGTGTTGATAAATTTTGTAATAGTTTACAATCAAACTACCCATCATTTTATTCTAAAACTCCATCAATTAACAATCCAAATCCACAAACAACATCAAAACCACAAGTTTTAACCAAAGAAACCCTTAGAAAATACTCAATTGAGCAATTAATTAAATTATATGAATCTAACACTGGTAAAGGTGAGGCTCGAGTTAGTGCGGGTACAAGTAAAGACAATATCATAACTGTTTTTGCTGAAAAAGTTTCACAGTTATCTTTAGAAGAGTTAAAAAACTTAATTAATAAAAATCCAAAAGTATTTAAATCTAGTTTAAGCTTTAAAGATAACACAATATCAACTCCAACAGAAGTAAAAGATTTTAAATATAATGTGGATAAGTATGGTCCATTAATTTTATTAGTTGATTACGAAGTTTGGGAAAAAAAATTAAAACAATATAATAAAAATCCAAAAAGTTTTAATTACCAACCACCAATACAACCAAATTGGAAAGATTTAATTGATA